GAGCCGGTAAAGCAGCAGGTAAACAGTTTGTAAAACAACCTAAAAATATTGCGTCTAAGACAGCGAGGTTTCGATGAGCACTAGTGGCTCAACCGACTTTAATCTTGAATTTACTGACATTGCCGAGGAAGCTTTTGAACGGGCAGGTCGAGAGATGCGTTCGGGTTATGACTTGCGCACAGCTCGCCGGTCCATGAATTTGATGACCATTGAATGGGCTAATCGTGGTATCAACATGTGGACTATTGAGCAAGGTACTGAAAACCTTGAGCAAGGCACAGCTACTTACGATCTACCCCTTGACACTATTGACTTGCTTGAGCATGTCATTCGTACGGGTGCGGGGAACTCTTCCACTCAAGCTGATCTTACCCTTACTCGGATCAGTGTCTCAACTTACGCAACCATCCCTAACAAACTTACGCAGGCAAGACCTATCCAGATCTTCATCAGCCGCAACTCTGGAGCAACGTATCCTGCTACAAGCGCCTACTCTCCTTCGGCAACGGCGTATCCTCAGTTTACTGTATGGCCTGTCCCTGACCAAGGCACTTTGGCCTCCCCCTACTATCAGGTAGTCTACTGGCGGTTGCGTCGAGTACAGGATGCGGGGGAAGGAATACAGACTCCTGATATGCCGTTCAGGTTTTTACCTTGTATTACAGCAGGCTTAGCGTATCATATTGCTATGAAGATCCCTGAAGGGGTTCCTCGGCTTGAGATGCTTAAGGCAGCTTATGAGGAGCAGTGGAATCTTGCTGCGGGAGAAGATCGTGAGAAGGCTGCGGTTCGTTTTGTGCCTCGTAGGATGTATGTAGGAAGTTACAATGCCTAATCAGTTTTCTTCTGGTAAATATGCTATAGCCCAATGTGATAGGTGTAACTTTCGTTTTAAATTAAAGCAACTAAAGACTCTTGTTATTAAGACTAAAAATGTAAATATTCTTGTTTGTCCCGAGTGTTGGGAGCCTGATCAGCCGCAGCTTCAGTTAGGAATGTATCCGGTGTATGATCCTCAAGCGGTGCGAAACCCTCGGGTGGATTCTAATTCGTATCAACAAGCAGGACTTAACGGCACACGAATTGAACCTGTGAACAACGACGCAAGCATGAATGAGCTTGGTACAATTACTTTGGGTAGTCGTATTTTTCAGTGGGGGTTCAATCCTGTGGGTGGAGCCAGAGATTTTGATGCGGCGCTAACCCCTAATGATCTTGTGGCGCAAGGGCTTGTTAACAGTGTAGCTGTGACTTAGGAGTAAACATGAAAGATAGCGAACAGGATAAAAAGCTGGTGACAAAAGCGGTGCATAAGCACGAAGCTCGTCTGCACCCTGGTAAACCCAAGACTAAGTTTGCCAAAGGGGGTAAGACGAACGCCGACATGCTGTCTATGGGTCGGAATATGGCCAAGATCAAGAATCAGTTTGGGAGGGCGTGATGAAGAAAACCCCGCCCAAAGTTAAGCCTGCTCCTGCATCTAAGGCTCCTGAGCCTTCCGAAAAAGATGTGAAAAAAACAGGCATCAAGATCCGTGGCACTGGAGCCGCTACTAAAGGTTTGATGGCTAGAGGCCCAATGGCGTGAACTATACGGAATTAAAGAAAGCAATCCGAGGGTACGTTGAAAATGATTTCCCTACGATTACTTTTTCCGATTCAGCTACGACGTTTACGTCGGATGATCAGCTTGCTGTGTTTGTCAAACAGGCTGAGCAGCGTATTTATAACTCCATGCAGTTTCCATCCATTCGCAAAAACGTTACGGGGGTTACAACTGCAAACAACAAATATCTTGAGTGCCCTCCTGATTTTTTGTCTGTTTATAGTTTAGCAGTTATTAATGCAGCCGGACGATACTATTACCTACTTAACAAAGATGTTAATTTCATACGTGAGGCGTATCCCTTCCCTACTGGAGCAGGTAATACGGGCATCCCACGACACTATGCTATTTTTGGGCCTACTATTTCAGGGGCAGCGATTACCAATGAATTAACGTTTATCTTGGGTCCAACCCCCGATGCAATTTATTCAGTTGAGCTACATTACTATTATTATCCTGAGTCTATAACTACGGCAGCTACGACATGGCTTGGTGATAACTTTGATACTGTTTTGCTTTATGGTGCTTTACAAGAAGGGTACACGTTTATCAAAGCAGAACCTGATATGCTTGCTAGGATTGACACACAGTATAAAGAAGCTCTTGCTCTTGCTAAACGTCTTGCCGATGGTATGGAGCGTCAGGATTCTTATCGATCTGGACAAGCGCGTTATCCGGTGCCCTGATGGCAATCTATCAAACAATGTGTACAAGTTTTAAGGCTGAAGTAGCCCGAGCTTTGCACAACTTTACAACGAGTACAGGAAATGTTTTTAAACTTGCTCTCTACCTCGCAACCGCCGATCTCGATGCAGAAACAACTGTTTATACAACGACGGGTGAAACCAGTGGAACCAATTACACGGCTGGAGGAATCGTTCTCACAAACATTACACCGGCAACAGCAGGAACAACAGGATACTGGTCTTTTGAAGCTGCGACGTTTACCAATGTGACGTTAAGTTGTGCAGGGGCTTTGATTTATAATTCCACTAACGCTAACCGAGCTGTTTGTGTGTTAAATTTTGGTGGTACGATCGTAAAGACAGCGCAGAATCTTATAATTACCTTCCCTGTTGCAGGGGAAACTTCATCTGTTTTGAGAATTACATGATTATGACAACTAAAGGTTTGATGGACGAGTCTTTGCTTGAAAAGCGCGAGGGAATTGTGGACAATGACAACGAGTACACGACATGGGTGGAGTACTGGCATGAAGGAGAACTTGTTCATCGTTCCGCCCATGTTACTTTGAAGCAAGCGTTAGTTTTATCCGCAGAAGCGGCATCTTTTTAGGGAGGCATCGTGGCTAACACACAGTCCATGTGCACTTCGTTCATGAACGAATTGCTTACCGGGCAACACAATTTTGGTACGGGGGTTGTACGTGCTGCAACCACAGCGGACACCTTCAAAGCTGCTTTGTATTTAGCTTCGGCGACTTACAATGCTTCAACTACAGCGTACAGCACTACAGGGGAGGTGTCAGGCACGGGGTACACCGCAGGTGGAGTAACGATTACTTCGTGGAATGCGCCTACGGGAACCAATTCTTCTGCAACTGCGGGGGTGGCCTTTACCACGCCAACAGCTTCTTTCACCTATTCAACGGTCACTCTTACCACTGCCTTTGATGCGGTGTTGATCTACAATTCAACGCAGAGCAACAAAGCAGTAAGTGTGCACACTTTTGGTTCGCAGACTATTACGGCGGGTACGTTTACGTTGACGATGCCCTCTAACACAACCAGCACTGCGCTGTTACGCTTGGCCACCACGTGAGTTTTATGTGGCCAATGGTACATGGAGTGATGGCACCTGGGGTAGCAACACTTGGGGTGGGACGAATCAGGATTACGCGCTTACAGGTACATCAGCGACAGGTTCAGTCAATTCAATCTCGAGCACAACCTCAAAAGATCTTACAGGTGTATCGGGATTAGGTTCAGTTGATTTTGTTGTTAGTAGTCAAAGTCTCACGGGTTTATTCTCTACAGCTTCACTTGGTTTACTCACTGGAACAACCTCCAAAGATCTTACAAGCGTATCGGCTACAGGTTTAGTTGATTCAGTAGTTGGGGTTGTTTCTAAGTCTCTTACAGATGTATTGGGTGCGGGTGCAGTTGGTTCTGTTGTCGGTGGCCAAGCTCTCATAGGTGTACCTGCCACAGGTTCTATTGGTTCTGTTGTCAGTGCCCAGGCTCTCATAGGTGTACCTGCCGCAGGTTTAGTTGGCAATGTTGTGTACACTCCTGCTATTACGGGGGTGTCGGCTACAGGTTCTTCTGGGTCGGTCGTTGGTGGTCAGGCGCTTAGTGGGGTTTTTGGTTCTGGGGCAGTAGGTACAATTACGCATGGCGGAGTGACGGTTGCTTTAACGGGTGATGCGGCTACGGGTTCAATCAATGCTTTAGGGGTTCAGTACTGGACATCAATTGATGATGCGCAGACACCAAATTGGGTTGAGGTTGATGACGCACAGACACCAAATTGGACATCTATTGATGATACACAGACACCGAACTGGGTTGAGGTTGTGACGGTTTAGGGGAAAAGCATGCCAAGCACTTATTCTGATCTTAAAGTAGAACTTATTGCCACAGGTGAGCAATCAGGGACTTGGGGATCAACGACCAACACAAATCTAGGCACTGCGCTTGGTGAAGCCATTGCGGCAAGTGCAGATGTAGCTTTTTCCAGCGGCAATGTCACAGTAACCCTGACCGATACTAATGCCACTCAAACAGCAAGGCACTTCAGACTCAACTGCACAGGAACCACGGGCGGCTCTACACGGGAGTTAATTCTTGGAAGCGGCTGTCAGATTGAAAAGCCTTATTTGATCAATAACGGTTGCGCAGACGGCATTACTGTTAAGAACACCACAGGAACCGGGATCACGGTCCCTGCTGGCAAGACCATGTTGGTTTATAACAACGGAACGAACGTTGTGGATGCGGTCACGCATCTAAGTTCGTTGACCTTGACCACGGATCTTGCTGTGGCGGATGGTGGCACCGGCCTGTCTTCCGGCACCTCGGGTGGGGTGTTGGCATTTACCGGGGCTGGGACACTTGCCTCATCAGGAGCCCTTACAGCGAATGCCTTGGTGATTGGTGGTGGCGC